CACAAGAACCTATAGTTATTAGGAAATAATATGAAGTATTTTTCATTTGCAATTGGTTGTATGGGTTTATTAATGTTTTCTATAGGAGTATACAGCATTATTTCTAGTTATAACCCTGTAGAGAATACTACATTGTATTGTATCAACAATAAAATCTATGAGAAGTATGGGGACAAATTCTATAAACCACATTACAATGATAAAACTGGTTTGGCTGAAATGTGTGTGGAGATTGATAGTAAATGATTAAAGAGATAACCACATATGACGGCAACCTTGTCCGTCCACGGAATCCGTATGATAACAGGCTTTATACTGAGGTTAAAACCGGTAAATTATACCATTGTACAGAATGTGGTGTCTATTTTACAACAAAACCAACCGAACATGGTTGCCAAATACCACAAAGTGTGGTATAATAGAGTCTTAGATTAGGAGTTTTATTATGAGTTTAAATAGAAATGCACAGGCATTTGTTGTAGCGGCTGAGAACAAATTTGGTATTGGTGCAACCATGTCCAGAGATGATATCAACCGAGTTGTGAAAGAAGATGGCGTACCATTTCCTTACTGGTTCACTAACAAAAATGAATACAGAATTGGTCGTGGTTCGTATAGATTACCTGAATTGGATAATAGTGTGAATAATGTAGAAGAACCTGCTAGCGAAATGGCATTACATAATACTGCTCAAGTACTTACATTCAAACAACCTAAGTTGATTGATGAATCAGATCCATCCATACCTGAGAAATTTCCCGATTATGTGCCGTTCGGTTTCTTCAAAGACCTAACAAGTATTATTAAAGCAAAGTCGTTTTATCCAGTATTCATTACAGGACTTTCGGGTAATGGTAAGACCTTGATGGTTGAGCAAGTGTGTGCAGAATTAAAAAGAGAATGTATCCGTGTTAACATATCTATTGAAACAGACGAGTCCGATTTACTTGGCGGCCCTACTTTGGTTAATGGTAACGTTGTTAATCGTGATGGTCCTGTTATCACAGCTATGAAACGTGGTGCTGTTTTATTGATTGACGAAGTAGACCGTGGTTCTAATAAGTTGATGTGTTTGCAAGGTATTTTAGAAGGCAAACCATATTACAATAAGAAGAACGGCGAGTTGGTTCATTCTAAAGATGGTTTCACCGTGATTGCTACTGCTAACACTAAAGGTCAAGGTAGTGATGAAGGACGATTCTTAGCGCAAATTTTAGATTCTGCCTTCTTAGAAAGATTTGTTATCACCGTTGAACAGGAATTTCCAGATAAGAAAGTTGAGAAGAAAATCCTCACACCATTGATTAATGATGCTGAGTTTGTAGATTGCTTGACTAATTGGGCTGATGTGGTCCGCCAAACCTTTAAACAAGGTGCTATTGATGAGATTATATCTACACGTAGATTGGTACATATAGCAAAGACTTTCAACATCTTCAAAGATAGGATGAAAGCAATTGAGTTGTGTGTTTCGAGATTTGATGAAGAAACCAAGACGGCATTTCTTGACCTTTATAGCAAGATTGACGTTAAAGTTGAGGCACCAAAAGTCGAAGCCGCAAAACCCGTGGATATGGATGAAATTCCATTTTAATTTAGTGTAATTATAAATAGGTGTGGATCGCCGGTGTGGAAGCCCGCATCCACTCTAATACTTAAAGGGAGTATCAGCAATGCCTATTTATTACATTTATGCATATATCAGAAAAAACGGAAAGCCTTATTACATTGGTAAAGGGAAAGGAAATCGTGCGTGGGATAAAAGACACTCGGTTGAAGTTCCTGACAATACAAGAATTATAATAATGGAAAGAAATCTAACTGAAATTGGTTCATTAGCCTTAGAACGCCGTTATATAAGATGGTATGGAAGATTGGACAATAATACAGGAATATTAGAAAATCTTACTGACGGTGGAGAAGGAACATCAGGATATAAACAATCTGAGGATCATAAATTAAAGCGAGTTCTTTTCACTAAGGGAAATAAATTTGGTGAACGAAACAAAGGAATAAAATTTACTGATGAACACCGAGAAAAACTAAGAATACGTGCCACTGGTAAAAAGATGACAAAAGAATCAAGTGAAAAAAAGAGATTATCTATGTTAGGTAAACCAGGACCCAATAAAGGAAATAAATTTGGTGATGATGTTCGTGATAAAATGAGTAAATCAAAGCGTGGCGTACCCAAATCAGAATCTCATAGAGAAAATTTGAAAAACCATTTGAATTCTATAAATCCTATCATCACTTGTCCTGTTTGTGGAAAAAATGGTAGAAAGGGGCCTATGAAAAAACACCTGAATAAATGTCAAAATTCTGTTGAATCGGAACACCAACAGATTGCCAACCATTGATGGTTGTGTTACAATTGTGTTCAATTTTGTTTTTAATTGATAAGGAAATTATATTATGAAAACAACAAAAACCAGAGCTATTCGTAAAGGAAAAATTAATCGCCACGAGCGTATTACTCAAATTCTTTTGAGTGGTAATCCAGTGTCACCCGAAGAAATTTTGTTATGTTTGAAGGATACAGACCAAGAAGCGGTTGGATATAGAATTCCAACCAACATCTATAACATACGATTAGATGGTGGTGAAGTTAAAGTGATTAAGAATGGACGTAAGGTACAGGCCTATCAACTAATGAACCCTGAAGCCTTTGATAAGAATGGTCGTTATATTGGTGAACCAACAGTAACAGATACAGCAGAAGTGGAAGTGACTGAAACCCCCGAATTAGTAGAGGCTTAATATGTACGTATCGGTAGATGTAGACTTAGATGAGTTCAATGATGATGATATTATCAACTATCTTGAAAATAGAGGTTATATGGTTATCAATAATCAAGATGAGAGAGTTGAATTGATTGAGTCCATCTACCACAAACGTAGGTTAGGACAAGATTATCAAGATCACCTAGATACATTAATCTATAACGTTATAGGGAGAATTGTATGAACGAATGGGACAAGGATAATTTAATGTTCATTATGAAGTCTGATTACCAAACCTTTAAGGCTTGGATGGAACAGGCAACTGATGATGAGATTAATTATGCATTACAATTGATTGCTGAGTTTAAGAAAGAACAAGCAATGCTTTCAATGGCTGTCAAAGTAAAATCTGGTGCCCATTACCCCGAAGTGACTGATTTTACCCAAGCAAATCAGGTGTTAGATAAGTTTAGACTGTAGGAGTTTATTGTGAAATATTTGTTATGTGTTCCATTGATTGTGTTGGTTGGTTGCAGTTCACCTAAAGTGCCAGGTTATACTGGTGTTAAAGCATTATCTGAAGCTGATATTCTATTGGCAACCAAAGAGTGTCGTAATGCCTACATGAAGCCTGTCATTCAGTACTATAATCAAAAGACTGAATTTGGTGAAATGAAAGTGCCTGTTAATGTAACCTGTGAAATTTATAAGTGAGATTAAAATGGATGTAGTTAACACACTCAATTCTGTAACTTACAATCAAAGTATTGCAGAAACTATTGTTGTTGCTGGTTTGTGTATCTTTGTTATTGGTACGGCTTTGATTATGTATTGGCAGTACCTAGTGATGGGTGCTATTGGTGTGGTTTGTTTACTTGTATTGATGAATCACAAAGATAGTGGCATATCAGTAGCACAGGCACAACAATCTGGCATAACCGTATCAAGTAGTCACGATACTTATATCCAAGATTGTATGAAATCAACCGAATACAATAAAGAACAATGTGAATTGGCCTGGAAAGACCGTGGTATTGAGAAAGAGAAACCTCATGACCAATGATGAAATACTCCAAATGAGTTATGATGTGGACGATTTTATTAATAAAATGGTTACAGTCCACGGAATCGATTTTGCCCATATCACAGCTTCAATCTTTGCCAGACTATCGGTAATTGCTATGGAAACCAACCAGGAGATTGGTATGATGAGGTTGATATCTGGGATGCAGGATTGTCTCCTAAAGTCTCTGGACGCCTCCAGGAAAGAAGAATAGTGTTGTTTTTTTACAACATTAAAAGCAGAATAAATTGTATATACTTGACATGGCTGTGTCCTTATGTTACAATGGAAGACATAGAGTAGGTAGATGTTAGCGCATCGTGACCTACACCTATTCATATAACTTAAATTAAGGATTTATTATGAATCAGAAAGGAAAGGTGGTCGGAAGTTTGCGTGTAGCACTAGCATCCGATGTACACCTCGAATTCGGTGATTTGGATTTGAAAAACAATGATAATGCCGATGTATTGGTTTTGGCTGGTGACATTTGTGTTGCAAGAGAATTACCAAATGTTGATAGTCTTTATCATGAACGGTTCCATGAATTCTTTGCCCGTTGTGCGGCTGAATTCAAGAATGTAATCTATATTGCAGGTAACCATGAGCACTATCATGGATATTTTGATTCGACCTTAAACATTATGCGTGAGCAATTGTCTAAGCATAACAATATCCATGTAATGGAAAAGGAAATGATTGACCTTGGTGATGTAACGTTTCTTGCAGGTACATTGTGGACTGATTTTAATAAAGAAGACAGAAGTACTATGAGAACGGTTACTGGTGTTATGAATGACTTTAAGTGTATCACAGCACCTGGTGGACGTATACATTCATGGGTTGATGCGGATCGTAATTTACATTACCGTGATTCTAAATTGAGTCCTGAAGATTTGGTTAAAGAACATAAAGATATGTTACACTTCATTGATTCGGTTATCACAAGTGAGAGAATCTTTGCGGCTGACCGTAAGTATGTGGTTGTGGGTCATCATAGTCCCAGTAAACTATCCACGAAACCACAATATGAAGATGATTGGGAATTGAATGGTGCATATAGTTCCGATTTGACAAAGTTTATTAAGGCACATCCAGAAATCAAAGTGTGGGTGCATGGCCATTCGCATTCCAGATTTTCATATATGGTCGGCAATACTCACATCATAGCAAATCCCAGAGGATATGTGGGATATGAATCTGTTGCTGATAATTTCAGTTTAATTTCTTTCGATATAAACGAGGATGGTTCAGTTAAGGTTGATGATTTTTGTTAAACCAAAATAATTTTCTAACTACAGAACGATTATTTTGATTGCAAATTGCACTACACGTTTTATGAAATCGTTTTTCATAAGTTAACATGGAATTACAAACACAACAATATTTTGGATTAAATAAATATTTTTCTTTAGACTCTAAAGATTGTTGTGTTTTATTTGTTCCAACACCAGATAATCTACCCAAATTAAATGTTTCATCTGGTTTTGTAATTGACATTTTTTCTTCTTTTCCATTATTCCACCAAGTTGTTCCTTTAGCTAAATGTCTACCGGAACCACCAGAAAAGGCTTTTTGAAATAATCTACCTTTATGAAAACCTTCAGGTATGCAAAAATGTTTATCTACCATAATTTCAGTAGTGCCATCAGTTATCCATAATTTATTTTTTTGTTTATTTGCACCAATTTGACCCGCCGCACTATGACAATCAATACCGTCNTCCTCAATCAAATTCAACCATTCGGANGATTCAACAATATTCCACAATTTTGAAAATGATAANGCAGTTTCTCTGATTGTTTGTTCATCAGTATAAAGGCAATACCACAATGTTTCAATGTGTTTACCGTGTTTGTTTATATGTGATTTCCAGTGTTTACCGGAACCTTTATATTTGGTTGGATTCCTCGTGGTCTTACCAAAATAAAGTTTACCGGTAATCTCGTGTTGTTTGATGTAGAGATAGGTGGGTATGAATACTTTATATATACTTGACATAGCTGTGTCCTTGTGTTATAATTTGACATAGAGTGGGTGAGAACTGCAATTCTGTGACCCACACCTATTTATAATT